TCTTGCAGCTAAATTAAAAGCAGATCTACAAACACAAATGATGCAATCTCATACACAAGAATTACAAGCAGCTGCTAGAGTTGTAGAAGCAGAAGCTAAAGCTGGTTGGTTTGCAGCTAGTTGGAGACCTTTATTAATGTATGTGCTTATATTTATATTAATATGGAATTATGTATTAGGGCCTGTAATATTATTTTTCTTTAAGGCATCTATAACTATAGAACTTCCAGGAGATGTGTGGACACTATTACAAATAGGTCTTGGTGGTTATGTTGTAGGAAGATCTGCAGAATCAGTAGCCAGAACCATGGCTAATAAACCTACATCAAAAGACCAAGAAAACGGATAGTGAAATACTTAGTTATTTTGTTATTGCTTTATTCTTGCAATAATGTAAATTCACCTTACATAGATAATATAACATTATTAAAAATAGAAAAGACATTCTAATATGATAGAAAGATTAAAAGATTTAATAGTTAAAAACTTTTCTAATAAAGAAATAGAAAAGAAAAATGATGCTTTACTTAGAAGTAGAAAAGAAGTTGAAATTAATGGTAATGGAACTTCTGGTTATACTATTAAAGAAGGTTCTCATAAAGGTACCGTTGTAGGCCATATCACTAGAAGTCCCAAAGTAATTTAACTGGTTGACAAACCAATCAAATTAGTATATAATATAATATACATTAACTAAAAAAGGAATAAACATGTTTACATATAAAAATATAGCTATTGCTACAGTGGTAGTATTAGTTTTAGTTGTAGGATTTTACACATTAATAAAACCTTCTAAAAAGGTAGATGTAACACCAGCAAAACCTGCTGTTACACAACCGGTTGCTCCAGTAAAGAAATAATATGATAAGAGTATTGAGTATTTTTGTTATATTATCCTTAACTGCATGTAACACTGTATCTGGTATACAATCAGATATAAAATCAGCAAAAGATAAATCAGTAGATTGGTATAAAAAAAATGTAGATCAAAATGCTGATGGTGTAGAAAAAAAAAGTAATTAAAGAATTTATATAGACTAGATACAATAAGGTGTCTAGTCTTATAAATAGAAATGCTATTAACACACACACAAAGGAGAAAACAATGGCAACAACATCAAAAAACGGATATGAAATCCGATCAGACTTATTAGGATTAGCGAAAGATATCGTTGATTTTAATTTTCAAGCTCAAGTAAAAGAGTACGAATACTCAATTAAAAAAGACGGCGACCAAGTAGTGCAAGAGTTTAAAGCACCAACTGTTACACCAACAGATATTATTGAAATTGCAAAACAATTCAATGAATTTGTTACTAGCGGCGATGTTATTAAACAAACGCAAGAGAACATACAGAAAGCTCAAGAAATGGTAAAACCTTATGCTGAAGCATATCAAAACACAGTAAAAGCGTTTTTTCCAAATCTAAAGAACGGTAAGTAATATGTTTCCATATAACCCTTGTGAAAACAAATGGTTATCTGATATTAAAAAAGGTGGTCAAGTTGATAAGAAACCTGGCCATCTTTTATCAGGTCAATCTTTTATAGATTATTTAAAAGATAAACTTAAAAAAAAACACTACCTATTATTTAAAAAAAACTAAATATAATTATGATAAAAACAATTATTGTTACTACTATATTAATACTATTAGCATTAGCAATTATAGGTGTTATACGTTCCGATAATACACAATTTACATTGTTAAAAGCATCACCAGAGATTGATCGTAAAGAAAAGATAGCATTTAAGTTTATGTTAATAATGATAATACTTTTTGTATTATTGTTAATTACTTCTTGGTTCTAAGAATTTACTTGACATTCCTGATAATATATGATATAATTATATTATGAACTCAAAAGAATTTTCATTACAAATAGAAAAGATAGTGCAAGAGAGAAAAGGCATATCTTATATGGATGCTATATTACGTTATTGTGAAGAAAACGAATTAGATCCTGGTACAGTAGCACCTATGATTACAAAAACATTAAAAGATAAGATTACAATAGAAGCACAGAATTTAAATTATATACCAAAGACAGGCCAGTTACCGGTATAATATGTATGGTGGATTTGAAGTATTTAAAACTTACTTGGCAGTCAAACTACACTTCACAACAGATAGTTATGACTACCATAAATATGAAGGAAAAGTTAATTGTAAACTAGATACCTTTACTAAAAGAAATGATAGATATTTTTTTCACAAGCTCAGTACCAGATATAATCAGGATGATATATTGGGTTTTTTTGTTAGTAATTTTTTATCTGATAGTAACAAGTGGGTAGGGAGTTTAATAAGAAATGATGGCCAAGATATTTTTACAGAATGGAAGAAACGCAATGAATCTTTTGAATATTATTTTAGAAGTGATTGTGTCCACATTTTTAATGATTTTAATGCTAAGCATCTTTCTTTTGATGATGGTTTTAGCAGTTTTGGTGGACAACATCCTAGATTTTTTCAATTGGTTTTGTCAAAAAAAATATCTTATGAAACTGCAATCGTTTTCAATAAAGTGTTATCTTATAGTAAGTCTTGGAACAAACAGATTGTTGAACAAGTGGTTTGGCCAATCCACTCAAAAAGAATAGACAAATATGCACCGTTCGTTAACTATAATGAAACGGCAATAAAATTAATATTGAAAGAGGTATTTGTAAATGGATAAAAGAATAGAAGAACTTTGTAAAGAGGTAAATAGATTTAATCATACAGATAAATATTTTAATCCCTATATGAAAATATCAGATTTTTTTAAACAATCAAATGGTAGAATTAAAGGTGAATTAAAATTCTTAGTTAAAAAAATTTTAATTAATCTATCAATAGCATCATTAGTGGTTGGTTTATATTACATATTTAGATAATGTCTAACGTATTTTGTATAGGTAACGGTACAAGTCGTAAAAATTTCAATTTAGAAAAAATAAGACCTTACGGTAAAATATTTGGTTGTAATGCCATATATAGAACATTTACACCAGATGTATTAGTATCCGTTGACCATGGTATAATGCACGAAATATATCATAGTGGTTATTGTAAAAAAAACGAAACTTGGTTTAGAGATTGGACTAAATGTCCTGATTTTATGTATGATAGTTTAGTACATGCCGGTCTTTCTAAAATAGATATAGATGAAATAAACAAATGGCATGTTAAAAATGAAAATAAAAGAACAGATGAAAAAGAATTTGTTATGCACGGCGCCAATTTATCTGGTTTAATAACTATATTAAATAAAGACAAATCAAAATTTCAGAAAAATATAAATTCAAATCAATTAGTAATTAGTTGGGTAAGAGATACTGATAAGACACATGATTTAAAAGAAATAATGGTAAATCAACAAGGCTCTGCCATAGATCACGGTTGGTCAGCAGGCCCAACTTCAGGTTATATTGCAATCAAATTATTTTCACCTAAAAAAGTATATCTTATAGGCCACGATTTGTACAGTAATGATGACAAAGTTAATAATATGTATGCCGGGACTAAACATTATACTATACCTGAACATAGTCCAACACCTTGTGTTAACTGGATTGAACAATGGAAAACATTGTTTACCTGGGAGCCTAAAATTCAATTCATAAAAGTAAACGAATTTAATGATGATAGAGATACTACCAATACGGCCATTAATGAATGGCACGGCAAACCTAATATACGGTACATTAACTTTCAACAGCTTGACAAAGAACTAGGTCTATGATATATTAATGGTATGTATATTAGAATATTGAATTATTTAATTAATAGACTTGAAAAACTACGAGATAGATTGAGATACCCTAAAGGTATTTCAGCTAAAGAATGGGCATCTCAACACAAAAAGTGGCGAGAAAAGAGTTATAAATAATACTGATAGCGATTATACAGCTAACACAAATACAAACATACGGAGAATACAATGGACTTCAATACATTAAAAACTAGTCATTCTAACTTTGATAAACTTACCAAAGCACTAGAGGCTAACCTCAATCCTGAGGATATTAATAAAACATCAAAAGACAAATACGCAGACGACAGAATATGGAAACCTGAACTAGATAAAACTGGTAGTGGTTATGCCGTACTTCGTTTCTTACCTGCTTCTGAAAAAGAAGAAATGCCATGGGTAAGAGTTTGGTCTCATGCCTTCCAAGATAAAGGTGGTTGGTATATTGAGAACTCATTAACGACTTTAAATCAGAAAGATCCTGTCAGTGAAGAAAATACTAGATTATGGAACACAGGTGTTGAATCTGATAAAGAGATAGCAAGAAAAAGAAAAAGAAAATTATCTTACTTCTCTAACATATTAGTTGTAAGTGATCCTAAACATCCAGAAAATGAAGGCAAAGTATTCATATTCAAATTCGGTAAAAAGATATTTGATAAGATTACTGAAGCAATGCAACCAGCATTTGAAGATGAAGCGGCCATTAACCCATTTGATTTTTGGAAAGGTGCAAACTTTAAACTAAAAATTAGAAAAGTAGATGGTTATTGGAACTACGACAAGTCTGAATTTGAGCCTGTTGCTCCTATTGCTGATACTGATGAAAAAATCAAAGCAATATGGTCTAAACAATATGCTCTTACACCTTTCTTGGCCCCTACTAATTTTAAATCCTATGATGAACTCAAAGAGAAACTGAATAGGGTAATTACGGGAACTAGAAATGCTGCTACTATTGAATCTGCTGATCTCCCATCGGCTAAGACAAATGGTGCAGTAAAAAGTAATGGTAAAACTACTCCAGCCGCTAGTGATGATGACGATACGTTATCTTACTTTAGTAAATTGGCGGATGACGAGTAATCTCTCTCTTTACTCATAACTTTGACGGTGGCCAGAAATGGCCACTGTTTAAATCGGCACTGAATTTAAATTAATAAAAGAACGATCAAAGTTTGTAGGTTCCATAGTCATAGCCTGTGTATTAGAAGCATTTACACTACTATTAGATATATTAGGAGCTACTACTGTATTGTTAGTAGGTTTAGATTCATTTAATGCTTGGTTTTCTACACTCATTTGATTTAAATTTTGTGATCTAACATTTTTAGTCATTTGACTTATACTTCTTCTATCTTCACCGCCTTCGGCATTGATAGGTAATATTTTCATAGCATCAGAATCACGACCTGTTTCAAAAGTCTTTACATCTTTAGATGTTTCACCATCAATTTCATTTCTGTTGACCATTTGTCCTTGACCAGTACGTTTTTGAATATCATTTTGATATTGAGGACTTTCTTTATTTTCTTGGCCAGGCACGGCAGTTTTACTCTTATCTCCTACATCTTTATTTTTATTATCATCATCTTTTAATAAACTAAATGGCCATATTTTACTGATACCATCAAATATGTCAGCAAAGAAATCAATTACACTCTTAATAGCTTTATATAAAGCATATATAACAACACCTACCATAATGGCAATTAATATAAAAGGAATTAAAGGTGCTAACAATGCTAAAAATCCCATAGCAACTCTACCTACCAAACCTGCTAATTTACCAAAACCTTTAAATAAATCACCACCTAATTGTTTGATTTCTTTACCAAAAGTTTTTATATTTCTAAATGCTTCACCAACTGTTTGGTCTAACATTCCAGAAACTCTTTCTTTAGGTTTTAACCCAGCTTTTTCTTTATCTCTCTCTAATAATTTATTCTTTTCAGATAAATTTTCTTGTCTTAGTAATATTTTTTCTTGATCCTCTTTATCTATTGTATCACTTTTTTTTAATTCTTTTAATTCTTTAGCTAAATCTTTTTCTTCTTGTTTTAATTTTCTTTCTTCTTCTTGTATTCTTTTTAACTCTATTCTTTCTTCTTTTTTAGATTTAATTTCTAATTTTAAAGTCTTTTCATTAACGTAAGTATTAATTCCTCTTTCTCTTAATATATCTCTTTCTTTAGTTAATTCTTGTGTTTTTTCTACTCTAATTCTTTCAGCTTCTGCTTTATCTTCTTTACGTTGTCTATTCATATCGTAAAGTTTTTGAACAGAATCACCTATTTCTTTACTGTATTTACCTAAATCTACACCTAGTCGTGATTGTAGTCTATCAATTAATTCAAAACCTTTATCTATATCTCCTTCATAATTAGAAGATATTAAATCATTTACTTGTTTTATTTGTGAATCAATAGGTAAAAATTGCTTTGTCGTATTTAACGACATTTGATTAATTCTATTTGTTATTGATGTAGCTACTGTACCTAATACAGAAGCAATGTTTGTTGTGGTTAGGGGTTTTCCACCTTGTGTTGTGGCAATAGATTTTATATTGGCAACAGATTGTGCTTTATCTCTCAATCTTTCATCAACGATTTGTTGTTGCTGATTAGCAATTTTATCTTGTTTAGCAGTTAGTCTTTCCATCTGATTAAAGATTTTATTACCACCTGCCATATACAAACTATTATCGTTTTCGTCGGCCATTTATTACCCTATTTGATCTTCGTCTAAATTAATTTTTATTTTGTTTGCTTCAATCTTTTTAGTTTCAATCTTTTCTTGTGTTCTACCATATGCTGTTACACCTAATACGGCACCCATAGCTATATGAAAGAAACCAGCACCTTGTAATGTTAATGGATTCCATTGTGTAAACACAACTGTTTTTAAATATGTTGCTTGTGCAAAATTCCATAATATAGGAAATATAACAAAATCAAAAGCACATACTGCTAGATATAACCAGCCCATAGCAGGACGCCACTTAGTATTAAAACTTGTTTCTTTATTCTGTGTACTCATTGACTATTCCTTTTCTTTCTATCTGCTTCTTCTTTTAAATGATTAATCAATAACGAAATGTAAATATCACGTTCCCAAGGTATCATATTCTCTATCTCACTTAGTGAATATTTATGATGCTGTATCAATGCAAAGTTAGTTTCAAAGTATGCCTCTAACGAATTATGAGAGAGGCTTATTCGAAAAAATCAGATATTCCTGTTAAAACCACTTTACTTTTCACGTTAGTTTTAGGATTAGTTACCTCTATTTCGTGTTTTAATACAGGCATTGTTTCAAAAAACTTTCTTATTTTAATAAAAGCTTCTTGTGGTAGACCTTCTAGGAATTCTCTTAATTCTTTTTTAGTACTATCTTTTGCTGGGTATATTTTATCACCTTCAAAAACGTGATCTATACAATCAACTAAAATTGTAAACATCAATTCTAATTGTTGAGTATCAATTTTACCTTTACCATAATCATAGTTTTTTAAAGTAGGATAACCTAATACTACACCTAAGTTTCTTTTTTCATCTAAAATTATTTTATTTGAATGTGAGTCATCAACTTGAACTTCAATTTTAGTTAAATCAACTTCAGTTTCAACATAAGTTTTTCCATCGTCTGGACATATCGTTTTAAATTTAGATATTTCTGATACTGATTTAGCTCTTAATTGTAAAAATATATACTCTATATCAAATATAGGTAGTAAATCTACTTTTAAAACATTAAATGTACAAGCATTAATTATTTCTCTTATTGCTTCAACAATTTGTTTATTGTCTCCTGTTTCTTGTGCTATAAAAAGTATTTTTTCTTCTCTAACAAGAAAAGGCCTATACTTTACTTTTAAATCTTGTGATGGCAGTGTCAACTCATATGTAGGCACATCAACTCTTGGTAACGTCATTATTATCTCCTTTTATTATAAATTAAGTGGTGGAAAATTGCCAAATGGAGGAAATACTCGACCACCTGTAATACCACCGATTGGTATACGTCTTTTTAGTCCTTGTAATACATCAACACCAGCACGTCTTAATTCTGGTGGTAATTTGTTTAATAGGCCGCCAAATGCACCAAAAGAACTTTTAACGGTAACATCTCTAAAGTTTGGTTGACCTAATTCTATATTGCCTGATCTATCTAAGAAGTAATTTATCCAATATCTAAAACCAAATGTCACTTGAAAAGTTTGTACAGCATTATTATCATACGAATACTCTACAGCACTTATAGTTTTTGGAAAACAATCAAATAACTTGACAGCATATGTTACATCATCTCTTTCGTTACGACTTGCAAATTGACCTAATTGAAATATGTTTACATCAGAAACATAATTATCATAAAAATTAAAATTATGACTTTGATTGCTGAACGCAGCTTTTTGCCATAATTCAAAATAACTTCTTTCTCTTAAAAATTTATCAGCATAAAATGTTGCTGTTATATCTGCTGACTTATAATCTATTGCTATTTTATATGCTGGGCCGTGGTGTTTAACTTCTTTCATTTCAACTGTACGTTCAGGCATTGATATAGCAGAACAAAATGCTTGTACACGTCTAGCGTTTGCTTTTTGTACAGAAATCATTTCTGCTGAAGTTTTGAATGTAGTTGCTAATTCGTTTGCACCATCACTTAATTCAGAACCAGGATCTATATTTGTAAGACCTGCACCACCAGCTTTTGGTAAATTAAACTCAACATAAAATCTTGCCTTACGAGCAAATCCTTCTGCCTCATTAATATATGATTGTACACGACCCATAGTCGTTTCAGGATTGCCACCTGCTTTTTGTCTAAATCGTGGATCGCCTTCAACATTATCTAAAGAACGATCACGAGGTAAACCTAATCTTATATCAAAACCACCAATACGAACTCCGCCTCTTAATATGGCCATTACAATGATCTCCTTGAAGCTGCATATACACCAGCAGCAGGCCTTTTTTGAAATTGTTGTACTGGTAAATAACAAGCAATAGCGGCCTGTGATAAATCAATTCTTAAAAAACTTGACCTTACGTGTTTGTACAAATACTTTTTGATTGTTGGTTTTACAAGTGGTATATTTTTTACTCTTGACCAACTTACGTCAAATCTTGCTGTGTCTATTTTAGGACTTGTTGCGTATCTTTGCATATTTTCTAATAATCTTAATCTTAATAATGGTGGTAAATAATGAAAATTCAAACCACTAAATCCACCTTTAATTGACTCTAATGGTAACACTAGAGGAAACGTATCGTAGTATGGTAATGTTTCTTTATACTTTGGATCATAAAAGAATAAATTTAATAACCCCACATTCGGTCGTGCAGTCAATGTTCCTTGTGCCATTAACTTATTGGCACTAATCTTTTGGCCAATAGATGATATGGCGTTTTTATACCAACTTGCTGATTTAGTAGTATCGCCTTGTTTATTAGTTAATTTGTCTAGTATTGAAACCATTGTCTATATTTATATTAACTATAGACACCTATGTCTTTTTCAGTAAAGATTTTAAACTCTAAATCGTTGCCTTCACAGTACACTTTAGCGGCTTGCCATTTAGCTTGGTTCTTTATATATTCTAACTGTTCACTCACAAAAGAACGACTTTGTTTTTTTGGTTTTTTAGGTGGAAAACACTGGCGATATGGTTTTATTTCAACCATATATTTTTTACCTGTTTTTAACTTAAATATAAAATCAGGATAGTATCTATGAATACGATAATCAATAGGTGAACGATAGATAATAGGTATTTCTTCACTAGCCCAAAACTCAACAGCATCATTTTTATCCAAATACACCATCATACGCCTTTCTAATAGTGAACGATACACTATTCTATTTGGATCACCAGCGTACTTTTTAGGGTGTGTAGGTTTGTAAATTCCTTTATAACTTGCTCTCATATCACATATAAATATTACTATTAAACATACAAGTATTTATGGCACTATCAAAAGTAGCAAATTTAATCCAAAAGAATTTAGGTAACTTAACAGGCGGCGGTTTAGTCGGTTTAGGTGGTGGTATTATAGGTGCTTTAACAGACAAAGCAAAGAATATGGCACAGACAAATGCCGCTGCTGCCAAGATATTAAACAAATCACCATTAGAATTAAACGATACAAGTCCTGTAGCACATATGAAAGAAAATCCTTATGACTATGGCACAGTATATTATCCTAATAATGTTCAATCACTAGAATCAGGTCATTACATAATTTTTGATGTATTAGAAAAAGATACAGCAGCAAGTGCTCTTGCACAAAGTGCTATGGCAGGTTCAGCTAAAGTAGCTAGATCATTAGGTAGAGATGATGTAGCACAAAAGTTACAACCAGCACAACGAACAAGTAGAGTTACTACAATAAAAAATAGAAAAGGTGGAACTGAAGATAGAATAGTACAACCATCAAGTGGCATTAGCGCAGGTTTAGCAGGCAATAGAACTGTAAGAGTTTCAAAGACAATTGTATTATATACGCCACCAGGATTAAAAACTTCTTATGGTGCAGTACACGAGGGTGTAGAAACAGGAATTATAGGAAATCTTTTAGGTTTACAAGGTGGTGGTGCTATTAAATCAACAGCAGAACTGGCCGGCAGATTAAAAGATGCCGCAGCTGCATTAGGTACAGAACTTATATCTGGTGCATTATCAATTATTCCTGGTATGGGAGATTTAAAAGGCGCATTAACAAAAGTTACAGGTAAGGCAACTAATCCTAATACAGAAATGGTATTTAAAAGTGTACCTATGAGAAGTTTTGATTTTGTTTTTGAATTTGCACCTAAAAATAAAAAAGAATTAGAAAGTATGACAAAGATTATAGAAATCTTTAAATATCATATGCACCCTGCTATTGAACAATTTGGAAATGATTTTATAGTACCAGAGGAATTTCAAATAACTTATATGTACTTAGAACACAGAAACCAATATATTCCTAGAGTAAGTCGTTGTGTATTAACTAATTTAGATTTACAACACGGCGATGATAATAATTTTAGTACTTTTGCAGGCGATGATAATGGCGCTGCTCCAATTTATACTAAAATGTCATTAAAGTTTAGTGAAACGGAAATTATGACTAAAACAACTATTGTCAAAGGATTCTAATGTACTTCTCATATTTTCCAAAAGGTACTTACGATTTAAAAGGTGACGGTAAAGAAAAACTTGTTACTAATTTAATGAGTAGAGTTAAGATAAGATCAAAAGTTTTAGATGAAGTAAGTCTATATGATCTATACGATATACCTGAAGGAGAAACACCAGAAATTACAGCAAGAAAACATTTTGGCAGTCAATATTATCATTGGGTAATTTTAATGACAAATGATATAACAGACCGATATTACGGTTGGCCATTAACAACATACGAATTTGAAAATTATATAAATGACAAATACACAAATCCAGATGGTGTACATCATTATGAAATTATACAATCAAGTGGTAAAATTAAAGGTGAAGGTCCAAGTGATTTTGAACATAAATTAATTGTTAATAGCACTGAACCAAATGCTATAGCAATAACAAATAGAGATTATGAACAAAGAATACAAGATCAAAAACGACAAATCAAATTATTAGACCCAGCGTATTTACCTATATTATTAGAAGAATTTGAAAACTTGATGAGCGAATAATGAATCTATATGACACAATAGACGGCAAAGCTTTAAAAAAGCCTGGTGATTATATACTTTCAGATATAAGATTAATTTCATATCGCAGTGTAGATGGTAGCAATACGCCAGATATTATTGAAATAGAAACTCTTGTATTAGATTTAAACATTTACGAAAGTATTTACAATAAAACATTATCAGGCAATATGTTGATTGTAGATGGTAATAACGTAATAGGTAAATTGCCACTAACAGGTAATGAAAGACTTGAATTTAAATTTTTCACTCCATCATTAGGTAAAGGTTATGATTTCTCTATGAAGTCAGGCAACCCAATGTATGTTTACAAAATACAAAACAGATCACCAATAGGTCCCAAAACTCAAACTTATCTATTACATTTTTGCAGTAAAGAAATGATACAGAATGAATTGGTTGTAGTAAAGAATGCTATGACAGATACATTTTCAAATATGGCGGCCAAAATTACTAAAGAACCAAATACATTATCATCAGCAAAGAATTTTTATTTTGAACCATCATATGGATTATATAAACACGTATTTGGTAGATTAAGACCTTTTGACGCCATTGACCAAATATCCTTATTATCTCAAAGTGAGAAATACGCAGGTGCCGGTTATTACTTTTATGAAACAAGTTTAGGTTTTAATTACCGTTCACTTGAAAGTATGTTAGCAATAGATGGTAACACAGCAAGACCAGTTGTTGCAAGATTTAGACCAAAACCATCAAACGTAAAAGATGGTGGTGGCAGTACAGATATTAAAAATGAAATGCAGATTGTAAATAATTTTAAAATATTAGACCAATTTGATACACTAAAAAATTTAAGAAATGGTGTATATGCAAGTAAGTTAATTACACACGATCAATTGAATAAAACTTACGAAGAAACAGATTTTGATTATAACAAAGAATACCAATATTTACACCACACTGAATCAGGAAAAGACGGTGTTAAAACAGATAACAAAGGTATATTGCCATTACATTTAAGAGAAGGCGCCTACTTATCAGACTATCCAGAATCAACAATGTACCTATGGCCGGATACACAATCAATACACGGTGACATAAGCTCACCACCTATTAAAGACATATTACTCAAAAGACTTTCACAAAGATTGGCGTTTATGTCAAATCGTTTAGAAATTACAGTACCAGGATTTACTGGTGTAACCGCAGGAGATTTGATTACTTTTGAAATGCCTTCATATACACCTGCCGGTGATGTAGAACCATCAGGAAATGATCCTTATATGTCAGGTCGTTATCTGGTTACTTCAGTAAGACATCAATTAAACCGAACATTAAAGAAACACGTAATGGTATTAGAGTGTATGAAAGACAGTGTTCGCAGACCTTATCCTGAAGAAACTAACGATACATTTATTGGTAAGGAAAAAAACAACGAAGGTATTATAGACATATACAAATTAGATGAAATATATAGCAATATAGCAGGTGGACTCTTTAAAGGTTAACTCAGAACGCCTCCGAGACCGCCGCTCCGACGGCTATGTAATATTATAACTATATGGACGCTGGCCACCTTACAGAAACCAAGAGGGAACCGCACCATAAATATGTAGAAAGGGAAACAACTATGAAAATAAGTGAATACAACATTATAGGTATCAAAGAAACTTTGAAACAAATTAAAGAATATCTCTTTGGTAGAAGATGTAAGTGTAAAAATAAGAAATGAATAAACTAATGAATATGATAAAAGCAATATACGAGGGTATCGGCCACCTCTATGATAAAGTCGTGCTAGCGCACTCCTTGTCTAATAGTATATGGATTTATTACGGTGTCATACTGTTTTGTATATTCTTTTTGGTGGCCAGCTGGCCTGCGTAGAGAATAGGAAATAGAAATTTATGACGTATGTTGTTGTGTTATTATCAGGCGCTCTAACGAGAGTAAACAATGAATAACGAAAACTTTATGGGACTTGGAGGTTTTCTCTGGTTCTTCGGTGTAGTAGAAGATCGTCAAGATCCACTCAAAGTCGGCCGTCTAAGAGTAAGAATAGTCGGTGTTCATACACAGGATAAACAGGCATTACCAACGGCCGATCTACCGTGGTCTCTTTGTGTTTTACCGATTACGGCCAGTGGTATTTCAGGTATCGGCCAGTCGGCAACCGGACTACTCGAAGGCAGTTGGGTGTTTGGGTTTTTTAGAGATGGCAATTTTCGTCAAGAGCCACTTATATTAGGTAGTTTACCAGGAAGGCCAACTGAATTGGCGGACAATCGAAAAGGTTTTTATGATCCAAATGAAATTTATCCGAAATACAAAAACGAACCAGATATAAATCGTCTGGCCGTTAATTCAAAGGATTCGGATGGTAACGAAATCAATCCAAGTTTAGCATTAACAATCCGTAGAGCAACACGCATAACAGGCATACCAACGGCCGACTTTAATTTCATTACAACGGCCTCTGGCGACCGAATAGCCGATTCAGAAAGCACGATATGGAATCAACCTGAAATACCTTACAATGCTCTTTACCCATATAACCACGTATACGAGACCGAGTCTGGCCATATACAAGAGTTTGATGATACTCCAAATGCGGAACGAATCCATATCCGCCACCGTTCTGGTACATCAACGGAAATCTCGGCCAATGGTACATTAACGAATATTACCAAAGGTGACCATTACAGTATCATAGATGGCAATAAACAGGCCTACGTACAGGAGAATAACGACCTGACTATAAATGGCCGTTACAAGTTATATATTAATAAGAATGGTTCACTCAATAACCACTATGATATACAGATAGGGCCAGGTGCAAATGTAAATATACAGGTGGATAATGGTGATATTAATTTACACACATTGACTGGCCGTTTAAATTTAAATAGTGGCGGCGATACGAATTTAAAGGTAGGTGGTTCTTTAACGATTGATGTAGCAGGCAATTTGATTCAGAACGTAGAAGGCAATACTACACAACAAACTACAGGCACAGTGATTGTGCGTGGTGCAACGATTGATCTAAATCCATAAAGGCCAGTGGTGGAACTGGAGAGCAATCGTAATCTATAAATGCAATAACATCAAGACAAGGTAATAATAGACATTTTCCTATAGGAAACCCGGAGGCCATTCCAATATCATCCAGGTTCGGTAAAGAGTTCTTACTTAAAGAGAGTGTAAAAATTTCCTGGTGGATTTTATGAGTTACAGGTTTGAGATATATTATTGAATTATATAAGATTGAAAGATGTTCACTACTTTTTCCCAAGTGTTTATTTGAGGTGTTGGCCTTGCTTTAATTGCAACGGCATATCTAGTTTTTCCTTCTTTTGAATAATTATAGGCGTTATGTATTTTTGTTGAATTTACTAAGTATACACCATTATGTTCCGTTTTATATTTTTTAGATGGAGGGCTGTTTACTTTAAATACAGTTCTATATAAGCCTGCTACATCTTTATCTACAGTACGTTGATAAATCTGATTCTCTTCCCAAAAACACATACCACCTCCTTCACCATATACCCAATTAATAGACCAATAAAATTGTGAAGTATCTCTTGTATCGTTGTGTATAATACCAAAACTGCCAGGAGGTTTGTTAAAAATACTAAGATGAAACCAATCTAAATTATTAATATTAGTCCAGTTTGGATGAAGGAAGTTTTTAATGGGTACAGAATAAACATGATTTGGTTTTTTATATTCACCAAAAGGATCTAACTTTAAATCGTCTTTAACTACGTCTATTAATCCTGGTAAATTTAATTTATAAACATATTCCATAATATTATGGATTGTTTGGTGACATTGGCACATCAAAGATAAAAGCAATTCTCTCACAATTACCTATATTCTCGGCCATATGGTTCTTCTTATTGTTAAACCAGAAGAATGTACCTGGTTGTATTATCACTTCTTCTTTAGTGGATTCTAAATCGCCATCGTCCCATACAGTATATCTATATGTACCTGTTATACTCAAATGATAACGGTCTTTTGTTGTATAGTATTTTCCTTCATCTATATGTTTGCCTGTGATTTCACCAATTGGTGTTTTAAGAAAAGCACAACGGCCGAGTCGCCGACCAAAATTATTTTCGGCCAGGAATCGTTGGATCTCGGTGTGTCTTGAAGCGGCTTCAGTGGGTACACATATTTCTGTGTCACCAATAAACTCACCAGGTTTTGAAATGCCTCCCATGACTAATTGAAGTACACCTGATTTAACTAAACGTGTATGAGGGTCTTGGCGGTCAATCCCTTTCATACGGCCTACATTACCCCAATCTTCAGGATGTTGTTTCAATTGTTTTACAATACCTGATACGTCTATATTCTCTTTTATTATACGTATGTTCTTCATTTACGAAGTATATCTTTAAACATTAATATCCAAAGACCAATTATAGCAATCACGGCCACTAAGAAGAATGTATTTAATATTAATTGTAACATATTAATTACACCACGACTCTTTTGCAAGACCGTAATATTCTCGTGCATATCCGTTTTTGATTAATAACACACGTAATGATTTACCATCAATTAATACATCACCTAATACACGACCACCAAACTTATCCCAATCGGCAATGGCAATCTGTATTTTTTTACCATTCGCAATTGTAGTCTTTGTAAATTCAGTTGCGGCTAAACCCTTTGTGTTTTCTTGTGGACATTGAGCACGGTGTCCTTTTTCTGGTGTATCAACACCATAGACACGAATAAGTAATTCTTTTTTAAGTGGATCTGGTAGAAATTTCGCTTCAAAACCTACAGTATCACCATCTAATACTCTTGTTAATTTATAATCATACACTTTCATTTCTACTTCCTTCGCCAACGCCAAAGACGGTAGAAACATTAATATTAATAGTAATATTCTCATATATCTAATATATACTATTTAATGTGTTTTGTCAAGCAATAAATAATAGCATGAACAACATACCTACAATAGATTTCAACAGTATCTTGGTTTTTTTAAGATCAGCAGAAAAAACAAATTGGACTATCGTAAGAGTTAAGGATGATATATGTAATTTAGAGTTTATGAACAAAATAAAAGAAGTATCAAAAACAGTTGCTTTTAAAAGTAAAGATAATTTGCAATTATATGAAGGTATTGGTATACAATATAAAGATGCAGATATAACAGATGATGATAAAAAATATAATATATTGGATGTGTATTCTAACAATACCTTTTTTGCACAAGAAATTGGCGACTTTGTTTCATATAACAAAGAAGGAAAATGTTTTATAGTTAAAAGTAATCTGAAAAGAATTAAACTATCGGAAGTATCACAAGTATTAAAAGACAAAGCTAAACAGTATGATATGAAAATTAATAATTCAAATATTCATCCATCAACAAGCTATGTTTTTTTAAATGAATGGGCGGGAGTTTTTAAAGATTTTATTACATATTTTTTAAATAAAAATATATTTTTACATAGAGGAAGATTATTAAATTGTAAACCCGGTAAACAATCTGGACCTATACATATAGATAATAATGTTCGTATTCATATACCAATTTATACTAATAAAAAATGTACAACTACTTTTTATGATAAACAAAAAAAACTTATAGGAGAATATCATTTGCCAGCTGACGGTTCTTTTTATTTATTTAATAGTTGGTTGCCTCATTGTTTTGGAAATATGGGAGATGAAGATAGATTACATGCAGTTTTTGCTTTTACTGACAAAATATTTTATTATTCAAAATCTAAACTACTATTGGCAAATGATATAAAAAATATGATGTTAAAAGATTTAAATAAATTTTGATAATTATTTTGGGGTAAAAGTAATATCGTGTATGTTAACATTACTCTTTAATACATAATCTAAAACAGTTACTACATCTTCGCATACCATTTTAACTTTATTTTTATTTCTAACCATATCAGTGTCTACATAGCCAGGTCTTAAATTTATAATTTTTGGATATTCGTATATATTTTTTTGGCAAAACTTATCTTGTTTATGTTTATAGATAGCGTACTGATTAACAGGCCAGTTGCTGGCCGTTGATGATACGTTTATTATTATTTTTTTCTTTGTCTTCCACAGTTTAAAAGATTCTTCTAATAAAATATTTTGACTGTCATCATGTATATGGTAAGCATTATTAACAAATATATCAGTATCTATTAATTCATTTAAGATTATTTGTCTATCAGTTTGTTTTGAAATGTCGCAAAGAGTTGATTTAGAAAATCCTATTACGATATTATTTAAATCTTTTTTAAAATATTCGTATATTGATTTACCAATACCTTTAGTGTGGCCGGTTATCACAACTTTCATAATTATATTTATCTTCTTTTAAAGTATCTTTTTAATTTCTTCATACCAATAGATGCCACCCTCACGTAGTTTATCATTTGCATTACGTAATTTTTCCATACGTCTTTTGAAATAGGCCAGTTGAGAGCGATTTAATAAATCTTTATCCTCAATATAACTAATAATATGGTCTACGTCAGGACAAGTAAAGTCAGGTATCTTTGGTGCTTTTTTCTTTAATGTTTTTAAATTAGGTTTTCTTTTTTTTCTACCAAACACGTTTTTTCCTACCTCTTAACGACAACAGCTTAAGTTTCTTTAATTGTTTTAATTTTTTTAAATAACGTTTTGTTTGACAAAAGATAGATATGTAAATATAACCTAGTCCAGCAAATATGCCGGCAAGTATGATTAGTCCTACGTATAGATTGTTCATGTACCCTTTGTTTGCAAATCAAAGGGTGCCTAGTAAACTAGGCACCTGAAATATAGATTGTTATTATTCTTCGTCTGTTTCGTCTATTTCTTCGTCCTCATCAGAGTCGGAAATATCTTCATCAGAAGAAACATTTATAGTATCTTCTAGGTCGTATAATAAATCGTCAATTTCAGATTGTTTTTCTTTTATAGCTTCAATTATATCTTCAGGAGTTTTTACTTTTTTTCTGCCCATTATAACTCCTTGGTTAATTGGTAATAGTATTTATATAAATAATATTATAAATGCACACAGACAGAACAAATAGTTTACATCAATATAACGCAGGTAATTTTCAAGAATACACATATGAAAGAGAATATATGGAATGCGCTTGGAATATTGTTTATAAACAAATTGATTTGGTAACGGCTTTTTATTATCCTTGGATTATACATGAAAATAGTACTAACAGGCAGTGAAGGTTTTATAGGTAGTAATTTAAAAAAAAGATTACTTATAAAAAAACATCAACTAGTTTGTTACGATTTATCTCTTAACAAAGACATTAAAGACTTTACATTAGATGGTGATGAAAATTTTGTAATTCATTTGGCTGCAAAGACAAACGTTAGAGAGAGTGTTAAAAATCCTGCACCATATTTTATTACAAACGTGGACTACAGTAAAAAAATATTTAATCTTTGTAAAGAAAAAAACATACCTTGTTTATACGCTTCTAGTTCTTCTGTACATAACTGGACTAAATCCCCATACGGTAAAAGTAAGTTAATGATGGAAGAGGCCGCACATACTGGTCAAGTAGGATTAAGATTTGCCACCACATATGGAGAAACTCCACGTAAGGGTATGTTATTTGATTATATAGTGAATGGTACTGTAAAATATAAAACAAATCATAAAAGAGATTTTATTTACGTAGATGATGTAGTGAACGCAATATTATTGTTTATTAAGTTGGGATTGAAGAATAAAAACAAAACCTATGAAGTAAGTTCTGGCCATTTATACAGTGTAAAAGAAGTAATAGAAGAAGCTGGATTTAAAGTACCATTAAGAAAAGGTGAAGATTGTGAAGCTGAAAGTAATGCCAGTGACAATAGTGAATTAAAAAAATTAGGTTGGGAACCTACAATGACAGTGTGGACGTTTTTAAGAAATTTAGATTTAGATAAAGTAGTAAGATTAGGTAGATTGTAATTCTTTTTTTATTTGGTCAACTTCTTCGCACCAATCAGCAATTTCTTCTTTTAACATTACATTAGAAAAGCCTTTATACTTTACAAGATAAAGTTTACCCCAAACTCCTGTAGAATTGATGTCTTTAATTACTGGTTTTTCCATTATTTTATTAATAGATTATAAATTAATCCAATTGCATTGACAGATGCCAAAGTAAGATTGGTTACAATTAATGCAGGTTCTTTCCACATTATACTCACAACTAGCCAAAGTAATCCACCAATTAAATATAGTATTGGTCCCAAAGGATAAATGTTAAGTGATGTCATTGCAGTTGCAACAACCAGAACGGCCGTCGCTAACCACTTTAAATTAGTATCTAAGGCTTTCATATATTCCTATGTAATCAGCGAAGTAATAAAATCCGAACATTAACACATAACCAAATGCTACGATAGCAGCGGCTACCAATAGACTTTTTATATCATCTTTATTCATATTAAGAAGGTTTGTATTCATAAAAACCGTTAAGTTTAGCAGAATGAAATACAGTATCGTATTCTTTTATATCATCAAGTTCAAAACCTTCAAAATCATTTCTTTTTTCAAGATATTTTTCTAGTTTTTTTTTAGAAAACTTAATTGCCTCATCTTCATTATCGGCCATAATAGCCGTATCTATGTTTTTGATGTCACTCTCAAAGTACACAGTATAAGTTACGTTATATTTTGTCATATTATTATTAATTGTTAATATACATATAATATAACACGTAAAAATCAATAAAACAAGCGAAAAGCGCCATAGTTTTAAAGAAATAAAGCAGTAAAATCAATAACTTAACAACTATTTTTTGCCGGACTACGTTTGTTCTTGTGTTTTTTTCAAAAAAAATGAATATTTTTGATAAAGAATCACACTAAATAGTAAATATATGGCAAAAAAAACTGCAAGTAACACAAATACAAAAAAATCAAATAGAAAACCGAAATATACAAGTATCGGCAGAGGTTATACGAGCTCTTCTATGATGAATAAACACAAAAGACGAAGTTATAAGAAGTATAGAGGCCAAGGAAGATAATGCCAGGCGTTGCACGTAAAGATACAGACGCTGCCGGCGGCGTTGCAATTGAAGGAAGTGAAAATGTTTTTGTAAATAGTTTTGGAGTTGTTAGAATTGGCGATAGAGTTGCAGGACACGGATTGCCACCACATAGTCCATCACCACCTATGTCAGAAGGATCAACAAATGTATTTGTAAATGGTATCGGAGTGTGTAGAGCAGGTGATTCAGCATCTTGTGGCGATATTATTAGTGGTTCTGATAATGTTTCAGTAAATTAATATAAATATACATATGCCAAACTACGATGCTGGTTCTTTAAACAAAAGTAAAAGAGCCACAAAACAATATAGAGATTTAGATTTAGATTTTGGTCGTAATTCGGTAACAAATGATGTAAATAAATTAACTGATATTGAAGCTGTTAAGAGAAGTGTAAGAAATTTAATTAATACATCACACTTTGATAGGCCTTTTCATCCAGAAATAGGTTCAAGTGTAAGAGCAATGTTGTTTGAGCCAATGACGCCTCTAACTGCATTGAATTTACAAAGAAAAGTACAAGAAGTTTTGATTAATTTTGAACCAAGAATTAAATTAGTTCAAATAGTATCAAATCCGAATATTGATAGCAATTCATATGATTTAAGAATTTATTTTTACGTTATTGGTTCAAATGATCTGATAGAAGTACAAACATTTTTAGAAAGACTAAGATAAGATGGCAAGTAACAAATTAGAAGTATCAGATTTTGATTTTGATAGTATAAAAGCAAATTTAAAAACATTTTTACAAAGTCAAACAGAATTTCAAGATTATAATTTTGAAGGTTCAGGCTTTTCTATACTTTTAGATGTATTAGCATACAACACACACTATCTAGGCTTCAATGCTAATATGTTAGCAAACGAAATGTACTTAGACAGTGCTGACATACGAAAAAATATTGTGTCGTTAGCTAAAATGTTAAACTACACACCATCATCAGTAAGATCACCAGTAGCAAGTATAGATATTGAAGTAAATGATGCAACAGGTTCAACTTTAACAATGCCAAAAGGCACAATATTTACAACTACAGTTTCAGGAGTAGGCTATCAATATTTAACAAACGAAGATTATACAATTACACCTACAAATGGTGTATTTAATTTTTCAGATGTAGATATTTACGAAGGCACGTTAGTTACATTTAGATATACAGTTGATAATGAAGATCCAGACCAAAAATACATAATTCAAAATGCAAATGCTGATACAACAACACTCAAAGTATCAGTACAAGAAAGTTCTACAAATACAACTACAAACATTTATTCATTAGCAGGTGGTTTTAATAGTGTTACAGATACATCTAAAGTTTATTTTTTACAAGAAGTAGATGATGGTAAATTTGAAGTTTATTTTGGTGATGGTGTTTTAGGTGCGGCCGTTTCAACAGGCAATATAGTAATTTTAGAATATATTGTTACAAATAGAGATGAATCAAATGGAGCTTCTACATTTAGTTTAGCAACAACTATCGGTGGATTTTCTGATATTACAATTACAACTAATTCTGTATCACAAGGTGGTAATGCAGCTGAATCTAAAGAGTCAATTCGTTTTAATGCACCTTTAGGTTATGCCACACAAAATCGTGCTGTAACAACTTCTGATTATGAAACAATTGTAAAATCAATTTATCCTAATGCTCTATCAGTCAGTGCTTGGGGTGGAGAAGATGATGAAACTCCTGTTTATGGTACAGTTAAAATTGCAATCAAAGCGGCCAGTGGTTCTACATTGACAACTTCTACTAAAGCAAGTATAGTGGCATCATTAAAACCGTTTAATGTTGCTTCAGTAAGGCCAGTTATTGTAGATCCTGAAACAACTTCTGTTTTAATTACAAGTAATGTAAAATACGATTCAAGATTAACTACTAAATCAGCTGCAACTTTAAAATCGGATGTATTGAACACTATTACTGATTATAATACAAACACTTTACAGAAATTTGATGGTATATTCAGATATTCAAAACTATTAGGTTTAATTGACAACACAGATACAAGTATAATATCAAACATAACAACAATAAAAATTAAAAAAACATTTACACCTACTCTAAGTTCATCTACAAAATATAACATATACTTTAGAAACGCATTATATAATCCTGTGTCAGGTTACAATGCTTCACAAGGTGGTATTTTAGAGTCATCAGGATTTAAAATAAGTGGTGACACAACTAACATTTATTTTTTAGATGATGATGGTGCAGGTAATGTAAGAAGATATAGGTCATCAGGTGGAGTAAGAACATATGCAAATAATACGCAAGGCACAATTAGTTATGCAACAGGACAAATTACTTTAAATTCTTTAAACATAACAACAGTGGAAAATATAAGAGGTGAAGCTTCAACAGTTATAGAATTAATTGTTAAACCAAATTCAAACGATATTGTTCCAGTAAGAGATCAAATCGTAGAGATTGATGTTGAAAATTCTAATGTTACAGTGGAAGTAGATACTTTTATAGGTGGTTCAGCTGATGCAGGAGTGGGTTACTCAACTTCAACTAGCTATTAATTTTTTATGGCTATATTCAAAGATAAACTTTCAAACCTTATAGGTTCACAAGTACCTAATTTTGTACTTGACGACCATCCTAAATTTTTACAATTTTTAAAAACATATTATTCATTTATGGAAGCTGCCGAGTTAGCAGTTACATCAATTCAAACTACAGACGGCATTCAATTAGAAACTCAAACAAACCAATTGAATGAATTACTATTAGATGGCTCTCGTATTGATTCTGATAGAACAGCCTTAGATGAAGGAGATAAAATACTTTTAGAAAGTTCTACGTTTGGTAAATTTACAAGAGGTGAAACAATTGTAGGCCAAACTTCAAAAGCAACATCTACAATATTATCAGAAGATTTAGATAACAGTAGATTGTTCATTGTAGCACAAGATAAATTTATTATGGGAGAAACTATATTAGGCACATCTTCTAATGCAAGTGCTGTAGTTAATAATTACAAACCAAATCCAGTAAACAATATACAAGAGTTATTAAACTTTAGAGATCCTGATAAAGCTATATCTAATTTTTTAACTAACTTTAGAAATGAATTTTTAACTACGTTACCTGAAAATTTAAATTCTAATGTTAATAAAAGAAATTTAATCAAAAATGTTAAATCATTATACAAGTCAAAAGGTACAAAAACAGGACACGAAGTATTTTTTAGATTACTTTTTGATGAAGTATCAGAAACTTTTTATCCACGTGAACAAATTTTAAGAGTATCTGATGGTAAATTTACAACAAATAAAGTTTTAAGAGCTACAACCTTAGTAGGAGAAACTTCTAATTTAGTCGGCAGACCAATAACAGGTACAACATCAAATGCAACGGCTATAGTTGAAAGTGTAACTAAATTTTTAATTGGTTCTACTTCTATATCAGAATTTATTTTAAATTCAGATAGTATTAAAGGAAGTTTTGTTGTAGGTGAAAATATAACAGGAACAGTTGATGATATAGATGATATTTTAATTGAAGCAACAATTTCAGGCATACCTATCTCAAAAGTAATATCAAATGATGGATCTTTACATACAACAGCCGAGCCGGCAACAATAACAGGCGGAGGAGACGGTGCAATTATTCAAACTAAAACAATTGGTTCAGGTGGAATTACAGAAATAATTATAGACAATGCAGGAACAGGATATTCTATTGGCGATGATTTAATTTTTGTAAACACAAATACAAATGGTGCAGGAGCTGCAGGATTTATTTCTGTTGTTAACGGAGGATTTACACCTGAAGATAGCACAAGCACAACAGAAGAACACATTATATTAGAAGAAGCTACGACACAAGACGATACTTATTTTGGTAATAAACTTGTACAAGAATCAGGAACTGATATTGGCGATATAACAGATATATTTTTATATGACAATGGAGGAGGATATACTTCTTTACCTACGGTTACAATTAGTTCTTCAGGTACAGGTTCTATATTAAAAGCTTTTGGAAGCAAAATAGGTAGAGTATTAGATTTAAATATAGTTGAGTTAGGAATAAATCACCAATTATCTCCTACGCCGCCTGTTGTTAATTTATTTAAAAATTGTATTATTACAGGAGTAACAGGTACTTTTGCTGCAAATTCCAGTGTAACAATTAATGGTAGTGTTACAGCTACTGTAGTAAGTTTTAATTCTGTATTAGGTCTATTATCATTAAAAAACAATTCAGGTACAATTAGTGTAGGCAACACAGTTGTTGGTTCAAGTGGTTCAGCTACAATTAGAAAAATAGATGGTGCTACAGCTACTTTAACAATTGGTTCTGTTGCTGATACAGATGGTAGATTTATAAATGAAGATGGGTTTATTTCTGAAAGTACAATGAACATACAAGATAGTTTATACTATCAAGATTTTTCTTATGTTATAAAAGTTGCTAGATCAATTTCAGATTGGCGAGATGACTTTAAAAAAACCATGCATACTTCAGGTTTTTATTTAGCGTCCGAAGTTAATATACAAACTAAATTGAACGCTCGTATATCTATGCCTATCATAGGAAATGTTTCAGGTGTTATTGATGAGCCGTTCTTTGCAATTATTAATACATTATTTACAACAATTGTAGGAAGAAGATTAGGTACAATTGATGATGGCACAACTTTAAGAGCAAATGCTAAATTAGGTATACCTGCTGATTTTGATACAAGTACAATATCTCCTTTTAGTAATACAACACGAGATGTAACTTTAGTTAGAGTGCCTATAAGAATCGATTACACATCAAGAGTAAGAGATATATTTAATGGCATTACGATTAGTCAAGGTTATGGTTATGCCGGCCCACGTTATGGTACAATCAATAGAGAAGTTTTTAAAACATTTAAAACAACTGGCACAAATTATTCTATATCTGAATTAAGTAATAACGTTACTTTTGGTACAAGAACATCTTTAAATGGACAAGATAATACATTATTATTTTGTTCAACATACTTAGGTAGATTTATAAAAACAAAACTTACAATGCCAGCAGAAATTACAATAACAACTACACCATAAATGAGTATAAATAAGTAATAGGTTTGAATAACTTGTATAAATATAACAAAAGAAACTAAAAACTATGCCAGCAATTATAACAAATAAGTTTAGAATCAATAACGCTGAACAATTTAGCGAGTCATTTTCAGAAGCATCACCAGAAGTATACTACCTAGGTATTGGTAGACCTCAAGCATTTGCTACACAAACAAGAGGTGATTTAAGAACAGAAAACCAAGGCACAGATTCAGCTGCAATAACACCAGCCGATAGTGTTATAGAAGAATTTAATACGTTTGATGATTTACTGGCTGTTAAAAAAATTACAACTTCAGATACATCATTCGTAATACCAAGAAGAAACTGGACTACAACTACAGTCTATGATTATTACAGACACGATTATGGTAATCGTGTTACAGGCACAACTACAACACAAACAGCAAACAGTGGTGCAACAACTTTATTTGATGCAACGTTCTATGTATTAACTACAGCAAGAAACGTTTATAAATGTTTAGATAATAATGGTAATGCAGCTTCGACTACGGAACCAACAGGAACATCTACATCTATTTTAACAACTGCTGATGGTTATAAGTGGAAATATATGTATTCTTTATCGGCAACACAACAAGCAAATTTTTTATCAACAGATTTTATGGCCGTTGCTACAGATGCTACAATATCTTCAGCTGCTGTTGATGGTGCAATCAGCACAGTAAAAATTAAATCTGGCGGTACAGGTGGCACAAACGGAACATTTACAAGTATTCCAATAAGAGGCGATGGTACAGGCGGAACAATTTCTGCTGTAGTATCAGGAGGTGTTGTAACAACAGTAACAGTTACAAATGCTGGTTCAGGTTATACAATTGCATATGTAAGAAATGCTGATATAGTTTCTGCTGGTGCAACAAGTTTATCAGGCGCAGAAATAGATGTAATTATTCCACCAAAAGGTGGCCACGGATTTAATGCAGTAAAAGAATTAGGTGGTTTTTTTGTAATGATAAACGTAAGTTTAGAAGGAACAGAATCATCAAGCACAGGTGACTTTACAGCAGAAAACGATTTTAGAAGAATTGTTTTAATTAGAAATGCATTTTCAGGTGGTACAGCAGCTTCTGCTACAACATTAAGAGGAACAAAAGCGGTAAGATTTGCTGCTTCTCCTACACCAGGAACTTTTACAGTTGATGAAAAAATTACTCAAGCAACAACAGGTGCTGTAGGTAAAGTTGTAGAATATGATTCAACAAATAGAATTTTACATTACATACAAACAAGATTTAATGACGAAGGACTTAGTTCTTTAGGTAATAGAACTGCATTTTCAGGAGCAAATGTTATTACAGGTGCAACTTCAGCTGCTACAGGCACACCAAGTGCAACAGCAAGTGAAACTGCTGACCAAATTACATTTACAAGTGGTTATAAAGATACAGAAATAGATAGACATAAAGGTGACGTTTTGTATATTGAAAACAGAGCGCCAATAACAAGAGCTTCAGATCAAACTGAAAATATTAAATTAGTAATTGAGTTTTAGGGAGATTTATGCCAAGTCCAACAGACTTTAACCTCTCACCTTACTTTGATGACTACGCTGAGTCAAAGAAATTCCATAGAGTTCTTTTTAGACCAGCATTCGCAGTACAGGCTAGAGAGTTAACACAATCACAATCAATTCTTCAAAATCAAATTGAAAGAATATCAGACCATCTTTTTGAAAAAGGTGCAATGGTTCTTCCAGGAGAAATTGCTTTTGATTTAGATTATTATGCTGTAAAACTTACATCTAAAACATTTGCTACAGTTGCCGAATATATTGGTAAAGAATTAACAGGTGTTACATCAGGTGTTAGAGGTATTTGCGTTAATGCTGTTGTAACAGACGGTACAGATCCAGATACTCTATATGTAAAATATAATAAAACAGGAACAAATAATACATCTTTTGTTTTTACGTCTGGTGAAACAATACAGGCCAGAACAGTAGGTGTTGCAACAGTTTTAGCAACTGCTGTGGTAAATTCAACAGCCACTGGTTCTGCTGCTAGTGTAGCTGCAGGAGTTTATTATATAAATGGTTTTCACGTTTCAGTATCGGAACAAACATTAATACTTGACAAATACACAAACACACCAAGTTATAGAATAGGTTTAACAGTTGTTGAATCTTTTGTTACTTCTAACGAAGATGGCACTTTAGTTGATAATGCTCAAGGTTCATCAAACGTAAATGCACCAGGTGCTCATAGATTTAAAATAGATTTAACATTATCTAAAAGAACAATCACATCAACAGATGATGCCGATTTTGTAGAATTATTAAGATTATCAAATGGTATTAGACAAAACCAAGTTCGTTCAACAGAATATAACATATTAGAAGATACACTAGCAAGAAGAACGTTTGATGAATCTGGTGATTATACAGTAAGAGAATTTGATTTAGATATAAGAGAACATTTAATATCAGGAAATAATAGAGGTATTTACACATCAGGTAATGGTGGTGTTGAAACAAAATTAGCTGCAGGTTTATCACCTGGAAAAGCATATGTAAAAGGTTATGAAATTGAAACTATAGGAACAACTTTTGTTGATATAGATAAAGCTAGAGATTTTGGTACAGAAAATAATTTCAATACAAGATTTGACGTAGAAAATTTTGTAAACGTTACAAACGTATATGGTTCACCTGATATTGGATTTGTTACTGGTGATGTTGAAGCATTTAAAAATGTTAATCTATTTGATACAGCCACAGTTACAAGAGGCACACAACAATCAACAGTGGGTGTTACAGTACCGCAAATTGGTCGTGCTAAGTCAAGAGGCTTTGAATTAAACAACGGAACGGCCAGTGCAAACACATTTTCTAGTTCAGCCTTAACAAGTGCAGTTTATAAACATTTTCTATTTGATGTAGAAATGTTTACACATTTAAATGTAAAAACAGCGCCTGCTTTTTCTAACGGAGAAAAAGTAACAGGTGGTACATCAGGAGCTTTTGGTTTTGTTCAATCTATATCTAATACAAAATCGGCAGCAGTTTCAAGTATTTCAGTTGCAAGTCCTGGAGTTGTAACATTAAACGCACACTCATTTAAAGAAGGAATGCAAATTACTTTAACAGGTGGTTCTTTTGCTATTAATTCGGTTGCATATACAACTGGCACAGTATTTACAGTTAAAAATCCTACAACAAATACTTTTCAATTATTTGATGCCGCTGGTGATACGGCAATTAATGTAACTTCTTATAGTTCAGCGCCTACGGCCGCACACGGTGTTACAGTTTTAAATAATGTAACAGGCACATTTGTAGAAGGAGAAACAATTACAGGTGCTACTTCAAGTGTAACAGCAGTTATACAAAATGAAAGATATGGATTTAAAGGTATTCAGATTTTTGATTTTACACAAGTTAAACAAGTTGGTATGGCAGGTTCACCTACTTATACGGCAGACGTTGCTAAAGATTTAACTTTTGGTGAAGTTTATCCAGTATTTGGTTCTATATCTATTGCAAATAGTGGTACAGCGATTACAGGATTTGGTACTTTATTTTTAACTGAATTAAAAATTGGAGATTCTATTACATTTACTACTGATGCAGGAAGTTCAGTTACAAGAATTGTTGAATCTATTTTCTCAAATACAAGTTTACAATTATTAACAGCAGTTGGTGGTTCTGATGTTTCTACTAAAACAGTTGCATTTAGAAATCGTGGTAAATTACAAGGTTCAAATAAAAACATTGCAATATTTCAATTACCAAATACAAGAATTAAAACATTAAAAACTACAGCAAATAGTGGTATAACAGATACAAACTTTAATGTAAGACGACATTTTACAGGTACATTATCAGCAAATGGTGATGTAACAATTACAGCTGGTACAAATGAAACATTTCCTGCTTTAACAGAAAAAGATTTTTCAGTTTCTATTATGACATTGGGTGCAGGTACTTCAGGCGCCGTAGGAAACGTATTGAGTTTATCAGGAAATAATCACGAAGGATTTTCTACATTCGTAAGAGGTGGTTCACCAACAGGAAAAACATTAACTTTAGATTTTGGTGCTAATTATTCAGGACACAAAGTTAAAATTTTAGCAACAGTTCAAAGAAGTGTTGCAAGTTCAAAAACAAAAACATTAAACATTAATCAAACAGTTGCTATTTCTTCTCAAACAATAATACAATCTGGAACAATAGGGTTAGCAAAAGCAGATGTTTATAAAATAAATGCTGTTTATATGTCAGCAGATTTTAGTACAGCCGCAACAACTGGTAGTACAAATGTTACGTCAAGATTTGAATTGGATACAGGTCAAAGAGATAATTTTTATGATATAGGTAGAATTAAATTAAAAAAAGGCGCAATTGCACCAATAGGAAGATTATTAATTAATTTTGATTTTTTCTCACACGGTTCAGGAGATTATTTTGATGTTGATTCATATTCGGGAGTAATAGATTATAAAGATATACCATCATATAATTCTGATACAACAGGTGTAAAATATGATTTAAGAGATTGTTTAGATTTTAGGCCTAGAGTAGATGATGCATCTACAGTTACAAGTTCAATACAAAATAGACAATATAGTGGTTCAGGAAATTCAACAGTTGATATTGTGCAATTTAATTCAGATGTAACTACAGATTTAGAATTTTATTTACCTAGAGTTGATAAAATATTTTTAGATAAAGATGGAGTGTTTAGAGTTCTTAAAGGTGCCGGCTCTTTAAGTCCACAAATTCCAAAAGGACTTGAAAATGCTATGCATTTATATACTATATTTTTAAAAGCATATACTTTGAATACGTCTGATCTTATAATTAAAAAACAAGACAATAAACGATATACTATGAGAGATATTGGCCGTTTAGAAAAAAGAATTGAAAATGTAGAGTACTATACACAATTATCTCTACTAGAAACACAAGCACAATCTTTACAAATACAAGACGCTGAAGGTTTTGATAGGTTTAAAAACGGATTTATTGTAGATAATTTTACAGGCCACGGAATAGGAGATGTAGGAAATTTAGATTACAAAGTTTCTATGGATATGGCCGGCGGTTATGTTAGACCTTTATTTAATTCTGAGTCTGTACAATTAATTGAAGCAGATGATGATGGCACTGCAATATTAGCAGCTGATAGAACAGCAGCCAACTATCAAAAAACAGGAGATTTAATTACATTACCTTACACTGAAACTACAATTATAAATCAACCATATGCAAGCAAATACGTAAATGTAAATCCTTTTAATGTATTTACTTGGTCAGGTTCAGTTACCCTTGATCCTCCAGGCGATGAATGGAAAGAAACAAATAGAGTTCCTGATTTATTAATTAATGAACAAGGTGCCTTTGATACAATGGCCGCTAATTTAGGTAATCCTAATTTAGATAGTATAGAAATAGATACAGTGTGGAATGAATGGCAAGATTTTTGGCAAGGTACGCCAGTAGAAACTTCAAGTGTATCAAATGTTAGAAGAGGAAGGTCAGGTGGATGGACAGTTGATTTTGGCGATGTTACAACAACAACATCTCAAGCAGTTTCTTCAACTAGAACAGGTGTTAGATCATCTTTAGTTCCTCAGGTTGTTAGAACATCTTTAGGTGATAGAGTATTAAATATAGCTTTCATACCATTTATTAGAAGTAGAACAATTAATTTTACTGCTACTAGAATGAAACCAAATACAAGAGTTTATCCTTATTTTGATAATGTAGCTATCACAGCATATGTTACACCAACAGGTGGTTCATTAAGTGGTAATTTGGTTACAGACGCCAATGGTGCTGTATCAGGAACTTTTGCTATACCTGATGCAACTAACGACTCTAATCCTAGATGGAGAACCGGTCAAAGAGTATTCAGATTAACAAGTTCAGTTACAAATTCAACAACAGACGTTGAAACTTCTGCTGAAGCAGATTATATAGCTAAAGGTTCTTTAGAAACGGTGCAAAATACAATTGTGTCAACAAGAGAACCACAATTAGTTAGACAAGATGTAAATGATACAAGAAATATTACACGAACATCAACTAGAACAACAACAGAAGTTGTAGCTTGGATTGATCCTATTGCACAAACATTTTTAATTGATGACACTGATGGTGTTTTTGTAACATCTATTGAGTGTTATTTTCAATCAAAAGATGCTAATATTCCTGTTACAATGCAAATAAGAGAAGTTGTAAATGGTTATCCTTCTCGTACAATTGTGCCTTTTGGTGAAGTTGTTTTAAATCCAAGTTCAGTTAATATTAGCGATGATGCAAGTACATCAACTAAATTTACTTTTCCTTCTCCAGTTTATTTACAAGAAAAAACTGAATATTGTTTTTGTTTATTAAGTAATTGTAATAGTTATAACGCCTTTGTTGCAAGATTGGGAGATACACAAATCGGTTCAAACAGAACAATATCTGAAAACCCTTATGCCGGTGTTTTCTTTAAATCACAAAACGGTTCAACTTGGACGGCCGATCAAGAAGAAGATATAAAATTTAAAATTAATCGTGCAGAATTTAGTAATGTAACAGGTACAGTAACACTTGTAAATGATAGTGTTCCAGTAAAAACTTTACCAAATAATTCATTAAGAACAACAAACACTTCAGGAGTAATAAGAGTATTTCATAAAAATCACGGAATGCACGGTTCAAATAATAATGTTACAATAGCTGGCGTGGCAGCAGGTACATATAACGGAATTTCTTCAGCAAATATTAATGGAACATATACAAGTATTACAAACGTAACTTTAGATAGTTATGATATTACAACAGCTGGTACGGCAACTGCTACAGGAGATATTGGCGGATCAACTGTAACGGCCACACAAAATAGATTATTTGATTTATCTTGTTTAAACATATCTACACTTACAGTACCCGGTACTTCAATCACATATGATATGAGACCAACTTCAGGTAAATCAATTCACGGTTCTGAAACTGAATTTAGTTTAACAAGTGCTACCAACGCTATAAGCGTAATACCTGGAGATAATATTTACTTTACTTCACCTAAACTTGTTGCAAGTTCTATAAATGAAACAAATGAGATGTTAGGTGGTAAATCTTTATTTGTAAATTTAACAATGACAACATCTAGTACAAAAATATCACCAGTATTAGATGTTAAACGTATGAGTATGGTTGCTGTACAAAATAGATTAAATAATCCTACATCAGGCAATACGCCAAATTTTGTAGCTGATACAAGTCCTACAGGAACATCATCAGCCGCTGTTTACGTAACAAGACCAATTACTTTAGAAAATAAATCTACTGCTTTGGATGTTAGATTGACTCAGAACGTAAGATCAAGTTCAGAAGTTTTAGTTTTCTTTAGAGTTACAGGTGCTGAAGAAGTAAGAAACATAAACGATTTATCTTGGACACCTTTTAATACAGATGGTTCAGAAGATATAAGTGTTACGCCTGCAGAAAATGATAACGTATTTAAAGAATACAAATATTCAGCTTCAGGTATAAACACATTTACGGCATTTCAAATTAAAATAGTTATGAAAGGTAGTATTTCTTCTTATCCTCCTATTATTAGAGATTTAAGAGGAATAGCTTTAGCAGCATAATATGAAAATTAAAGTTGAAGGCCATAGTTCACTTGTAAGAGATATAAGATCAAACGCTATTGTAAATACAAATAAAAGTGAATATCAGGTGTATATGAATAGAATCAAATCACGTGAACAACAAGGTGACCAAATAAGAACTACTATAAAAGAGATAAATATTTTAAAACAAGAATTATTTGAAATAAAAGAATTATTAAAAGAGGTAATTAAAAAATAAACAATGGCATTTACAGTAATCAATGACACTGATACACTAGAACAAATGCGAGTTAAGTTAAATACTTTAACTCAAACTGATTTTGGTAATCCATCATTACTTGCAGGCGCTGGTCTTTCGGCCACGTCTATTGTAGGTGCAGTTGTGGAAATAGCCGGCGTTGCTTTTAATGCTGCAGCTTGGACTATACGAGATTCAAGTTCAACAATTCAAGCTATAGGTGCAGGTCAAATTTTAGACGTAAAAGGTACTTCAAATCAAATTAATGCAATTGTAAGTTCACCAGATACATTAACTGTAAGTTTAACTAGTAACGTTACTATACCAAATAACTTAACAGTAACAAATAACTTAACGGCCACAGGTTCAACGCATACATTAGGCACAGTAGAAATTAGTGGTAATACAATTCGTTCTGTAGATTCAACACGATTGTTTGTTAACGATATATTAAGAGCAAATGCATTTTCTACATCTGCTGGTAGTGGTTCTTTTTATGAAACGGCAGGTTTTCCTACAATTGAATCATTAAGAGCTGATAAAATTTTAAATTTTGATGCTACTCCTGTATTTAATTCTTCAATACTTTTTGAAGGTTCATCATCTGATGCTTTTGAAACAACAGTTACAGTTGTTAATCCTACAGCAGACAGAACAATTACAATACCTAATATTACGGGAACATTAATTACATCTGCTGATACAGAAACAGTTTCAAATACAATGTTAACTGGCAGTATAACAGGTGGAAAATTATTAGATAGTGCAATAATAGAAGCTAAAATAGCTGACAACGCTGTTGCGGCAGCAAAATTAAAAAGCGTGGTTACATTATCAATATTAAACTCAACTGGAGGAGTTTTAAAAACTTTATACGGCGCAGGAGCGTAATTCATTATGGCAGTGAGAAAACCATTATATTATGTATCAGGTAATTTAAGAGAGATGGACGCCGGTATGATTACCGACCTGCAAAATCTTGCTATTTACGAATATTCTTTAAATCCTTCAAAATCATTAACAGTTATAGGTTCCGGTGGAAATTTAACTTCTATTAACGATACAAGATTACAAGCAGGTGCGGCTTCAACAAATGCAGTTGCTTTTCCTACTGAAGCTACAACAGCAGAACCGAGTACGGTAACAATAGCATATCAAAGAATTTTACAAGCGGCCGCTACTGTAACTCCTACTTCTGATACTGGTAAAACTTTTCCTTTATATTATACTACAGGTGGTAATTTACAGCATATGTCATCTACTGATTTTATTGATACGTTTATTGCACCAGCTATTACAACATTAACAAGTGGATCATTAACTGCATTACAAGGTGGAACATATTTTGTTTCGACTACTTTAAGTGAGGCAGGAGCAACAGTAGTATCTTCTACTCCAATATTTACCGATACAAGAGCCGATACTACGTTATATACAGCTGCTAGTATACCTGAAGCTATAGATCAACCAACCACAATTACAAATTATTATTTACATAAAATTAATGGTAGTACTGTTACTTTAAGTCAAGTGCCTTTATATGCTGATGGTAGTAACAATATAAAACAATTTTCACAAGTAGAAATTGCAGCATTATTATCAAATTATATTCGTTCCGAAGCAGCTGCATCTGTTTCAGGAAATTCAATAACTTATAATATTGATGGTACAGGTACTAGCAGAGGATCATCAATAGTAAATACTATATTAGCAGGAGGTACGGGTAATTATCAGACTTTTCAAGCAGGAGCTGATGATTATAGAGCACAAGAATTTCCTGATGGTGCACCAACAACAGCTAACACTTATGTGTTTCGTATAAATAAAGTATAGGAGAATTATGTCACTTTTACAAACAATAGAATTAACAAGACCTTCAATAGAAGTTAAAATATTTAGATTATCAGATATAGGCATACCGCATAATGCTACATTTGATAGAATACAAAAGAAATATCTTGATAGCGGTCAATTAATTTCTAAAGCTCAAAACCAAACAGCCGATCAATTAACATTTTCTTATGCTTTCTTATGGAAAACTAAAGAGGATTTTGAAGCATATTTGAGTGAAGAAGAATTAAAACTTCCTTTTTTAATTAGAAAAGGATACGAAACACAAAATAATATAACGAGAAAAGTTACTACAGTAGAGGTTTAAATTATGGCAATTTTTAGTGGAAAAATAATAGAAGCTTATTATACAAATAAAGAAAGAAATACTATAGAAGTAATATATAAAGAAGGCGAAAAGGCTATTAGTTATTATTTAATATATGATCCTTCTCATCCAGATTTTATTGATTTAATAAAAGAATATAGTTCTGAAAATTTATTAACATCAACAACTGAACGTTTAAATCAATATCGTTCACAACTAAAAAAAGTTGTTTCAAAATACGAACAAGACGCTTTAGATGAAGCCAAAGATATTCAGAAGGAGGTTAATAAATTAAAAGATGGCTTTTCTAATAGTTTACTAAATTTTGATACTACAAACCAATTACATTTAGAAATTTTGTTTTCATTAAAAGTAAAAGTTTTTGAATTAGACCTTATAAAGAATAGTACAGATGCTGATAAAAAGTTATTAATTAGAAACGCCAAATCAATATTAGAAGTCCTAGACAGTTTAAAAGATATTAAATAAATCTTTTATATATTATGTATGATTGAAAACACAATAGTATGCGTAAAGTGGGGAACAAAATATAATGGCTATGTTGAAAAATTAAAAAAGCAAATAGAAAAAAATTGTTCTGTTCCTTTTAATTTTTATTGCCTTACAGATAATCCAATAAACGACTACGATATAGCATTACCCAATTTTTGGGATAAGCATTATAGACCAACTAAATTTTGGGCCTACAGAAAATTATATATTTTTAATGAAGATTTGTTTCCTACTATACAAGGAAATAAATTTTTATACTTAGATTTAGATATACTAATACATAAAGATTTAAAATATTTTTTTAACTTAGATATGAAAAAACCTTATATTGCAAAAGGTTGGTGGAATGATATTGGAAAATGTAAAAATAATTATGGTAAGATACAATGTCCTATTTTAAATTCATCAGTTGTTCGTTGGAATAGAAGTCAGTTAAAACCAATTTACGAACACGTGGTTAAGAATATAGAGGTTATATTTTTTACATATAGAACTATAGATAACTATTATAATCATTTTTTTTATAACACTTGGAAAGAAGAAGATAGTTTTTTCAATGTGTATCCAAAAGGAGATATATATTCTTGGTATAAAGGAAATGTATTTCCAGACGACATGGAAATTAAAAAATTAAGAACAGATCATAAAATTTGTTTATTTAATAATAGTGCAGATAAAATAGAAGAACATATGTATCAAGTTGATGAAATAAAGGAGTTATGGTAGATTATATAAAGTACACTTCTGAAATGGCAAATGACTGGAGTAAAACTTGGTATGATACAAAATTTGAAAAACCTTGGGCATTTAAAAGATTATTGGATTCATCAACATCATCTCAAATGCAATCTAAACTATGGTTAACAACTGAATTACAAAAATTAAATTTATATCACAAGAAGGTTGCAATTATTGGTGGCTGGTTTGCACATTACATTACACCTTTATTAATAGATAATTTAAAAGTTGATTTGGTCCACAATTATGATATAGATGAAGATGCTCGATTAATAAGTTGTGAGTTTAATAGAAGATATAAAAAAAAAGGCAAATATAAAGTATATGAAAAAAATGTTTTTATAGATCCTATTGAAGAACATTATGATATGATTGTTAATACTGCTTGTGAACATATGTTCTATATGAAAAAAATTAAAGAATTGAATCCAGCCTTAGATGCAATATTAGTTTTACAGTCAACTAGTGAAACAAAATATGATGACCATATTAATTGTGTTAGTAGTGCTGAAGAATTGAGTAAACAGGCAAATTTAAAAGAAATATATTTTTCAGGTTCAAAAGTTTTACATAATGGTATGACACGATTTATGGTTATAGGAAAATGATGAATAAGTTAGATGTAAATTATGAAAATATTTGCTATTAGAATAGGAGAAAAATACGGTCCCGAATATGAAGAATATCTTAAGCAAAAACTTCCTTCTTATGATTTACAATTTATTAGAGAACCTATAGACCCTAGAGTACAACTTCAATGGAATAAAATGTACGGTATGTCATTAGACATAAATGAACCTATTTGTTTTATTGATATTGATATTTTATTAGTAAATGATTATAAACAACTATTTGATTATCCTATTAAACCCGGCCAGTTTATAACTATACCTGGGTGGTGGAGAAACGAAAAAAATTATAAAATTAATGGTGGTTTTTTTAAATACTATCCTAAAGATTGTAAATATATCTATGATAAGTTTATGAAAGATATTGATTACTGGCAATCTTATTATATAAAAAATGGCACAACAACAGGTCCAGTAAATGGTGAACAATGTTTTGTTGAGGATAGTGTTAAAGAAAGATTAGAATTAATTACTGTGCCGGATAGTTGGATTACTCGATGGTGTTCTAACGATAGTATTGATGGAGTGTATTTACCCCGTTGGCAATTTAGTATTACAAAGAAATATAAAGATTTAACAAATAATGATTATATATATTTGGGTGGAGAATTTCATAAAGATATAAAGTTAGTGCATTTTACTAGTGCGGTAAATAAACCTCACGAATGGATTGACTACAATAAGTTTGTTTAGACTTTGTGAGTTCCTGAAAACATTGGATGGTTATTTTCTAATGATGTACTTGAAAAAATATGAATAGGTAAAACTATAAGACCTTCTTCATCAGTTGAAAAATGATGAGGTATCATTTTATCTAGTATAACAACAGTTCCTGGTGTTAAATCATAAGTTTTAATTTTATCATCTTGGCCTATATGACTTTTTCCTTTACCTTGATGTACATATACAACTCTAGCTGTAGAGTGAACGTGATGTGCTTGTTCTGCTGAATATGGTGGAATATACAACAACTGCCAAGTAGGATCGCCAAGTCTATTAGGATTAATTAATTGTTTTGTACTACAACCATTAATATAAGGTAAATCTGATAGTCTATCATATGTACTAGTTCTAGTTTCTGGTGTGTAACCAAAAAGTTCAACACACATTTTATCACTTTCAATTATTTGATTGTCGCCAGTTTTAGATATAACTATATTTTCTTTTAAGTACCAATAACTACTTTTTGTATTTGTTTGAATTGTGTGGTTGCCTATGAAAACTTTATATTGATACAAGTCGTAAGGTTTAGATTCATAAACCACATTTTCTTTTATATTATAAAAATTATAACTTACCATATTTTTATTTATACAAAGGAATTGTTATCGTTCCAGATACTTTCAGGTATGTCATTTCTGCCAAAATTCATTTTATCATCTATGTATCTTGCTGGAACACGTGTCATAAAAACATCAGCTAAACTTCCCCATTTAACTTTGTTTTTCCAATAATCCTCATTATTGTCAAATTTGTATATTATATCTTTTGCTATATATTTGTACGATTTATAATCATCTCTAATTAGTTTGTCCGGATTATTCATAACCCACAATTGCATTTCAGTATCACTAAAAAAAGCAAAATAATTATCTTCCATTTTTAATGTTTTTTCATATTTTGGTTTTACATAAGCTAATGTCCTTGTGTATACAGATTGCCATTTCAATGTAAAATTTAACCACCAGAAAAAATGATAAATGCTTGTTATTTCTAAAGGAGCCTTTCCAATAACGTTGAATAATGGCAATATTACCTTGCTAGCTTCTTTTTTGGTTAAGGTTTCATTAGTTAAATGTGTATCTAAAAATATTTTTTCTATTTTTTCGTAAGTAACTTCTCCTTGTACAAACTCTTTACCATATTTAATATAAAAATTTCTTGTAGCCATTGAACCAAATAATTGATCTCCAGTTTCTCCAGTTACTACTATGTAGTTGTTGTTCCCTAAAAAGTGCGTAAAATCAAATGTGCTTTCAATATTACATTTTTTAATTATATAATTTTTAAAAAAATTCTCATTTTCAAAAATACTGGCATGTGTTAATAAAACAATAACATGCTCTTTTAGTTCTTTGTCTGTTGCAACTTTTAATAAACTAACCATAATTAATGTACTATCAATACCTCCACTATACATTATTGTTAGTTTTCTATTTGTTGATATAGCTTTGTCTAGTAACAATCTTGCTCTTTTTTCACATAGTTCTTCAAAATTTGTGTTTACTTTTTTAAGTTCTGGTAATTTTAAAAAAGGCAAAATTGTACAATTTATAGGAACTTTTATTGTTTCAGTTCTATCCATCATTGAAATTTGAGAACCAAAAAATTGAATAACATAACGTATAAAATTAAAACCAGGTTTGTTTTGAAATATTGGTGTATGCGTACCTCTTGTGCTATGAAATATATCAACAGCACTATACCATATAAGATTATATTCTGGCATACATTGAACTTTCACGTAAAAATTGATTAAGTATTAAATATATTTTTTTAATATCATTTTCATTTTTTATTAAATTTTTATATTTTAAACGCATATTTTCTGTATTATTTAATCTTGTTTTGTATATTTTTGTTTGAAGTAAAACTTCTTTAGCTGCTGTTTTCAAATCTATATTTTTAGATTCTGCATATTCTCTCAAAAAAGGAAAATTAATTTCATCAATATTTTCGTTGCTATTTGTAATTTGTTCCGCTTCTTGTTGTTTAAAAGAATAAATTGATTCTTGTAAAAAAAGACCATTCCATACTGAACGTCTATGCACATTTATTCTAAAATTTAAATAGTCTAAAAGTGCTGCTTTTTCAACAATTAAATGAAAACGATATAATTCATCATAATTAAAATTATCTTCATCTTGTTCTAGTACTCTATTATAAAGGCGAGTTAACTATGGTTTGTTTGATAATATATTAAAATTATTTAAATCATACAATTTATTAAATGAATGGCGGGGA